CCACGACCACTTCCCCAAGAGAGGGAAGAAAGAAAAGGGTCCTAAGACCCTCTCCGTACTCTAGGAGTACGGAACCCAGCCGACTTTAAAGCCGGTGACGGCATCTCTAGGGGTAACCCCATAGAGATCTTGCGGGACAACACCTGTCTTAGACAGGGATCCGCCGCCACCGACTCCATAGCAGGCTGACGCTAGGACTACCGCCGGTCTGAAGTCTTCCCACGGTCTGATCCTAAACCGTGCTGGACGATAGACTCGGAGGTATCTGATGCTGCGTCGCTGTCGTGTTGACCAGCGATCTTCACTGTCGTGTATGACGAGGTCTCCCAGAATTTCGGGGCCCCGACACTCACGAATAGGCCGGGGAATGCAATCAAGCACCCTCCGCCAAGAACGGTAAGTAAAGTAACCGCGGCCGGGATGGTCACGATAACGATGCAGGCCGTTCGCCAGTGAGATGAGTTGCTGTGGTTCACAAGGGAATTCCTTCATAAAGTATGGACGGACGTCCACGCCCATGAAGTAATCCCCACCACAGCTCTCACGGAACGGCCCAGATGTGAATGACTTATCCACATTCAGGTCGAATCCGGAGAAACTCAGAGCAGCAATCACGTCCTTTGAGCTTTCCGTTGGACAGATGATGTCGTCTCCGTAAACGAAGACATTTTCACCCGCCACCAGCTTTTGGCCGGAGACGTCAGTCGCAAGGATGAGACACAAGAAGATAAGTGTCTCTAGCTCAAAGGTGAAACCATTTCCCATACTGCTGAATTTTTCCAACAGATGCCACTTCCCGTTGACTCGCGTCTTCGGGGAGCGGAGCTGATTCAAAACATCGAACCAGTCATTGGGTAACAGCAACTTCACAAGGTTGCTGCAAATGGTATCGCTAGCGTTAGAAAGATCCAGGGTACAGAGATGGCCTTTGATAGAGGCCTCACGGGCGAGCGCCCGATGAATATCCTGCCCTTTCGCCAGGTGGATCCTGGCACGCTCTTTCAGTCTACTTCGGATTACTCGTCCGTAGGCTAATTGGTAGAAAAGATTAATCGATGGCTCCACGGCAATGCCGCGGTTCTTCCGACAATCTTTTGGAACCGTTGTGAAACGATTTCCTTCTACCCGAGTGGGATCTTTTCGTGAAGACGCACAGGCCGAGGCCCAGAGCGTTGCCGACCACGGTATGATGTGGTAGGACGCCTCACGAGTGAAAGTGGGCTTCGAGGACATCTTGTCCGGGATTGTTGTGAAACGACCCCTATCTCCATATGTCGCTCCCGGTCCGAAACGCCCGCGCACCTTATCAGTGTCTGGGCATGGACCGAGGATCCGCCTGCAATGTTCTCGCGCACGACTGAGGAAGTCGTGAACGTGAGTAACCTCGCCCATCGCTGGGGGTAAGTACTCTTGCAAGCGGCGGTTGGAGCGCAAACAACTACGCTCTCCCTTGTGAAAATTCTCAACTGCGACGGCCTTGCGGTCGAAACTAGTTGGGAGATCCTCACATTTGCGGAGAAGGCTCACAGCGGTGGCATCTCGCCAATAGCTTTCAGAGTCAGTGTAGTCGTTAGGATCAACCTCCATAAGGGCAAGTTGATCCCACTCGTCACTCTCGAGGTGTTTTAGTGCCTTAAGAGAAACGGGCGTGGAGAGATCCGCGTAAAGCACGGAGATCGCCTTCTTCACGGAGTGTGAGAGAAGTTTAGGCATGGCTCGCGCTCCCTGTCGTTACGAAGGAGCGTAGCCGCTGCGAACCGCGTACGCCATCACATCACTGCCCAGGAGCCGAAGCCCTTGGAAAGTAGCATGATCGATGTTCGTTGAGCTCATGCCTTGCGGCACGATAATGCTCAGGTTCATGATGAACCGGTTCGCGACGCGCTGGGAGCCATCGGTACTGACGTTGAACACCTCGGGATAGTCGAACTTGACATCAAGCCGACGACCGGTTTTCGTCCCATTATCACGGGACGTGAACTCGAGAATCGGCTTGGTCAGGAACGACCCACCCAGATCGGTGCGCCAACGTGCGGGGGATCGATCACCCCCGGACCGCTGCACCACGTAGTACGTGATGTCGGTAGTACCATTCGCATCTTTAACGACGATATTGTCCAAAGGAGGACTCCTAGTGAGCCAGTGACGCCTTAGAGGCGTTTGGCAGAGTTAGCGCTAACGCGCAGGGTGGCCCGGGGGATAAATACCCGGTAATCCGCCGACAGTCTATCGGTGGAGCTGCTGCAGCAGTAATGAAATTGCTGTAGCGCCCCGAACAACACTAAACCCTCGAAAGGGCGTAAAGCGCAGGAAAGGTCGATGGAAACCGATAACTCGGTCAACAAAGACACTCCGAAAAGAAGCAGTATAACCACTTCCTTCCGCGGGGATTCGCACATCCCGTGTCCTATCAACCACCTGGTAGAACGTAGTATAACTACGAGAAACGGTAAGACCATCAAAGTCCGTGTAGGACTTGAGGTACGAGCCAACGTTTCCTATCCAGTCGAGCACGAAGCTCCACGGGACAATCTCCCAAGCAATTGCAGCTGCGTTGGTCAGACCCAGCTGAGAAGCGAGGAATGCATTCGGGTTGGACACCCGGATGTTCATCCCGATACGACACCGCGTAACAGCGACGTCGGTATCCCTCTGAGTAACATAACCACCAGAATTAACGGTGGTCTCAGAGCGCCTTGCACCATTTCCCACGACAGGCCAAGTCGGAGGAGTTGAATTTAAGGTGTGAATGGCGGCTTCAATATCCTTCAACGACGGTTCCACGAAAAAATGGAACTCAAGCCAGGCGTTACTACCTGACTTACTGGCTCTCCGAAGCCAACCTGGTATTTTACCACCAGGTCGAAGCTTGGCTACCCGCCTAGAGACACGATCAGGGATCGGTCCCGGGGCAAGGTCGCCAATGCTGCGGAGAATTCCAGTGATGTTGAGGGAGCGAACAGAGCGAAACAGGCGAAGTATCTGACCACCTCGATGAGAGATGGAGTTGACAGCTTGCTTATATTCATAGAAGTTGACAGCCCATTGGGACTGCTCTCCAATCTGTTCGACGGCCTTATTGTAAGCTCTGTTGTATGAGAGCTCGCGATCAGCCTCGATCCGCCCAGCCGATTGTGAGGCAACAACGTAGTAATTGTTGTTGCCAAACTCCGTAAAGGACTTCACAAAAAGCTTATCGAGGGTGAAGGGTAGTGGATCCTTCTTCTCCCCCTTCTGAACCCACCAACTCGCCGCCCTAGTAAACCAGGTCGGAAAATAAGTGACGCCAGACAAGGGAGAGGTCCAAGGAGGACCGAAAAGTGAGGTCGACCGACCTCGCTTATTTGTAGCCGGTAGCTCCGGGGGCGTGAAGAAAGTTGGGAAGACTAAACCCAACCGACTTTTCTCAGACTCATAGAATCTGCCCCGTTGATACCTTTGAAGCCATCGTTGCGAAGACATGTTAGGCGACGCCTAACACGCGCGATGACTTAGGGTTGAGGTTACTAACCTCAACGCCAGACTGGGACCTCTTGTAGTAACGAATGGAATCAGCCAACAAGAGGATATCATTAGCTGAGCAAATGTAGCGCCCGTCAGCAAAACGAACTTG